GGCTGGTGGTGGGCCTGATCTTTTTTCTCACGTTTCTGGAGATACCCGACAAAAACAAAGACATCGTGACCTCCATCATTGGGATGCTGATTGGCTCAATCTCTATGGCTATCAGCATCTTTGTGGGCCGCGATCCTGATGATGTTGCCAGCCTGAAATCTGAGATTGAAAAATTGCATGACGATCGCAACACACTGATCGCGCGCCTGCGAGACGCGCAGATCGACAAAGACATTTTGCGGCGCCAGCTCGAGGGCCTGCAGGCTATGGTTATCGAGCGCCTCTCTCTGTTTAGTGGCGATCAGCGCCTAGATGACCTCGCGAAGATGAGAGACTCCAAAGAGCTGCCTGAAGAAATCGCGCGCTGGATTCCTGACGAGGAGAGGCCTGCACACAGCCCCCTACCTAGAGCGCCTCGAGGAGCTCCACAGGCAGCACCCCCACCCACCCCATTGCCTAGCAGTAGGGCATTTGATGACATCATGAGAGGTGATGACGATTGAGCTCCTAGACCTTATGGGCTCTGATGTGACTGTGTGAGGGTGCACTGCGTGGCCTAGAACAGCGTAGGCTGCTTAGCTGGCCTGCGCGCTCCTAGCTCCTCTGGTGGTAAACAGCCCCAATGCGCGATCCTGGCTCGAGCAATCTCCGCATACTCTGGCTCACGCTCGATACCCAGAAACTCAAATCCCAGTTGGGCAGCAGCGCAGCCAGTGGTGCCACTGCCACAGAAGGGATCTAGGATCACACCACCCGGCGGGGTGATCAGTTTGCAGAGCCAGCGCATCACTGCCAATGGCTTCACTGTGGGGTGCACATTTTGCCGCCTAGTCTCACCCCGCTGATACGGGTTGTCTATCGGCGTCTCTCTTCCGTCACCCACTGCGCGGGCCTCGAGCCCCACCAGCCCTGCCTCACGCTCCTCTCTGCTGGCCTTACCCTCATAAAAGAAGCGGCTGGCCTCAAAGCCTGCCTGCAGATCAAGGGCTGCGCCTGCGCTGGGATCTAAGAGGATATTGGCTGGCCAGCGTCCATTCTCTGCGCCTGTTATCTGCTGCCCCTCCAACCTGCCTAGCCTGATACTGCTAGGGTCAACATTACTCTCTTTACCCAGCCCGTTGGGATAATGATAAGGCTCCTCCTCACCCCACTGAAGTCTACACCCATCAATATTGAGCCCCCCCACCCCCCACTGCTCCACATTCTCTGCCACAGAGCCAGCCAGTGGCTTGCGACAGAGTAAGATCGGCTCATGCGCTGGCTTGAGGGCTGTGCCCCAGCCAGACCACTGCTGCGCTAGAGGGGAGGCGGGGGCTGTAATATCAAAGGCACCCATGCCCCCATCCGCCCATATAGCAGTGGACCCACTGACACCTGCACCAATTACCTCACGCTCAGCCCCTGCCCGCTTATCGAGCGCTTTACTCACATCATGAGATTTTGGGAACCCACTGCCATATAGCCAGTGCAGCATATCTCTCACCTCGAACCCAGCCAGCCTCACTGCGATCCCCATCAGGTCTACAGTGCGTGAGCCAGCGAAGATCACAGCGTGGCCCCCTGGCTTGAGTACTCGATACACTTCACGCCAGAGCTCTGGCCCGGGCACAAATGCATCCCAGCTTTTGCCCATAAAGCCAGCCCCGCTGGGCTGATACTCTTCACCAGCCAACCACGCTGTGAGCGCTGCGCTCACTGCCCGGGGGGAACAGTTGCCCAGACCGTATGGGGGATCAGTGACCACTGCATCAATGCTAGAGTCTGGCAGGGTTTTCAGGTGATCTATCGAGTCGGCATTGATGACTGTGGCGCTCAAAAGCTGCCCCCCGTCTCCCATGGTTTTCTTTGCCCAGCTGTGAGGTGGGCGCGCGCTGGAGCTCCAGCAGCCCTGCGCTCGAGCGCCTGCCCATCATCCCAGCGCCAGCAAATCAGGTCATAACGTAGGGCGTCGAGCGGGTCTTCTATTCCGCTCTTAATGGGCTGCTCTTTCTTTTTGTCCCATGCGTAGCCAGAGATAGCCTTGCGCAGACTGTTGCCCGGGGCATTACGCCCTGCGTCCCAGACCTCCTGAGTGATGCGGTATTTGCGCTCCCATATGGCCCGCTTGAGGCGCTGCACTCCATTCATGATGTCAGTTTTCACTGGGGAGGTTGACCAGCGCAGCTTCAGGCCCAGCCCATGCGGGGGAGGGTAGCGCAGCTCTCTAAATGTGCTCTGTGCTGTGCGGTCACTGCGCGCGGCGCCTGCCTTATCGCCACACCCAGAGTCTAACCAGATGCGAGGCCCGGGCGCGCTGGCTCTGTGGGCGCGCGGCCATGCAATCGAGAGGATCATGCGGCAGAGCTCCTGCAGGCTGACTTCTTTAGGGTTCAGCTCAGCGCAGATGATGTCTGCATCGAGCTCCTCATCATGCGCGATGATCAGCACGCTGGGCTTTCTAAATCCCCAATCCACTGCAATACGGGCTGTCATGCTCTCCCGGTATTGCCAGCCCTGCACAATGTTCTCCGCCTCTGAAAACTCAGAGTAAACCAGCCCGCTGGGTGGTGCGGGTTGGTTCATTATCATTGCCGCCCGCTCCTCTGGTGGCAGCTGCTCTGTGGCCTTAAACCACTCCTCAGAGAGATTCTCTCTGTTGCTGTAGGAGGTGTGCAGCAGAGGGGTGCAGCCAGCATCCTCTGCGAGCTCCACCCACCACGCCCCCATCACTGGCAGGCCGCACATCACCAGCATAGGAGAGGGCCCGCTACGCAGACGCCCCAGCGCCTTAAAGGCTACCTCCTGCGTCATAGTCTGGGCCTCATCAATGAGCGCCACTCCGCTGGTGGCGTTGATCCCCTCGAGCGGGTTATGGCTGGCATCTCTGGTGCCAGGGCGGAAATAGCTACGGCACCACACTGATGAGCCCGTGGCGGGATCGCTCCAGATGCCCTGAGTTTGATTCCATGTCCACCCCAGAGGCCCCAGCCATTTCTCTATCTCTGGCTGTAGCACTGTGCGGTAGCGCTGCGCTGTATCGGTGATGAGAAGGCTGCTGGTGCCCGGGCGCATATTGCTCACCCATGCGAGGGCAAACACCAGCGCAGAGGTTTTGCCTGAGCCCCACCCTGCACGCACTGCCACCATGGTTTGCTGGCGGGTGATGGCCTCGAGGAGCTCCAGCTGTAGAGGGTTCAATTTGACCATGACCTGAAAATCTGCACACTGTTCATGATTGTGATATTAGTCACACAGGGGGACTGATGCACAAACTAGGCTACCTCAATCGGGATTTGCCATATAGAGGCCAATCACCAACACCCAATCTGCGGGTGATGGGGATCACGGGCACCTATCTGCAATCTGGCTACATCAGCGGCAAAGAGCAAAACCATAGGCTCACGGGCACATCATGGGTGCGCGAGGCTGAGGAGATGCTCGCCACTGATGCCAGCGTGGCAGCCAGCTGGCGCGTGCTCAAACAGACTTTGCTCGAGGCCGCATGGCGCTGGGAGCCTGGCGATGAGAGCGATGAGCTCTCAAAGCGCCTGTGCGAGTATGCCAATGAGGCCTTTGGCTTTGACGGCTACCCGGGGCAAATCACCATCCCATGGGAAGATCAGCTCTCGTATATGTGGGAGTTTGCGCCTATAGGGTACAGGTATTTTGAGGAGCTCTACCGGGTGGCCCCCTGCGCCTCTGGGCAGATGCGCGTCTGGCTCGATAGGTTCGCAGACCGTGAGCCCTCAGCGCACCTACGCTGGGAGAGCGCAGACGGGCAGAACCTAGATGCAGTGCTGCAGGCTACCCGTGGCAATCGCCAGCCGCTGCCCATCCCAGCAGATAAATTGCTCCTGCTCACCCTCAATCAGACGGGCTCTAACTTTGAGGGGCGCGGGCTGCTGAGGCCAGCCTGGTGGTGGTGGCGTTTCAAGCAGCGCACCAGCAACCTGATTGGGGTAGGTGTCGAGCGTTGGGCAGTGGCCACCCCTCGCATCAGCGTGAATCGAGCTATGGCAGAAGAGATGGGGCTCACTGATCATGACATCGACACGATGATTGATCGAGCTGCAGCTCAGGCGCAGGCATATGTGGCGCAGGAGCAATCCTATCTAGTTGATAACCCTGTAGTTTCATTCCAGACATATGGGGAGCAGAAGCTCGACAGCACCCACGCGCTCTCCATCATCCGAGAGTGCGATAACCAGATTGCGCAGAGCTTCCTAGCTCAATTCCTACACCTAGGCATCACTGATACAGGCGCCCGCAGTGTGGGTGAGGTTCATCTCTCAGTGTTTAGGCGCAGCGCGCTCAATCTCTGCGACATGATTGCCTCTAGGGTGGGTGGGGTTGATCGTCGCGCAGCGGGCACCATTGGGCGCCTGATCAGGTGGAATTTCGGAGAGGTCAACCCAGCGCAGCTGCCAGTGCTCAAGCACTCTGGCCTAGATGCTGATGAGCTCGCAGAGAGCCTCGCCAGCCTGAGCACGCTGGTGCAGTTTGGCTTACTCACTCCAGAGGATGATCTTGAGCGCAGCATCAGGCAGCGCATTGGTGCTGGCGAGCTCCCTGAAGAGGCCTCGCGCTCATTCTACGATCGCATCAGCGCCACTGCGCCTGCAGGTGGTGGTGGGCTGGCGCTGGCAGAACGCTATCGCAAGCTCATGAAGGGGGCGGGCAAATGAGCTTCAAGCGTAAGCTGCGCCGCAGCCGCTCACGCCAGCAGGCCACAGAGCAGCTAGCAGAGCGTTATGCCCACATCGATTTCTCTCCGCCTGATGGGGTGCGTGCGGCAGCAGCTCGAGCACTAGAGGTGCGGGCTGAAAAGCCACCCTCGCAGCGGGGCATGACAGCTGTGGGCCTCGCGCGTGCGCGTGATCTATCCAATGGCAAAACCATCAGCCCCGAGACTGCCCGCAGGATGCTGGCGTATTTCACCCGGCATGAGGTGGACAAAGAGGGCTCCAGCTGGTCAGAGCAGGGCAAAGGATGGCAGGCATGGCAGGGCTGGGGTGGGGATGCTGGATTTGCATGGGCTAGGAAATTGGTGAGGCAAATGGATGCAGCAGATCAGAAGCTCGCAGAGCGCACTCCATACCGGGGCGCATTTAATGAGATCACGCTGGCTGAGCTTGATGGGCTGGTGGTGGTGGTGGATGACGGCCAAACCATGGGCCGCCCATTTGTCACCCTCAGCGCAGGCCGGGTCTCATCCCGCCTCTCTGGCGATGTGATCTGTGATGTCACCCCAGAGCACCTAGCTGAGATCAAGAGAGTCTTCGACGCTCGCCGCGCCTCTGATCCTGTGATCATTGACTGGAATCACCAGAGCGCCCCCGGTGGGCAGAGCACGCCTGAGCAGAGCGGTGCGCTGGGTGAGATTATTGAGCTGCGGCTCTCTGAGGATGGGCGCCAGCTGATCGCTGTACCGGTCTACAATCAACGGGGAGCTGAGGTGGTGGCTGCTGCTGGCGGCACCCTCTGGAGCTCCCCTGAGTTTTTCCTAGGTGATGTCTACGCCAGAGAGAGCGGTGAACGCACTGGCTCTGCTCAGCTGTTAGCCGTCACCCTCACCCCCCGCCCACAGCAGGCAGCGTCTGCGCTCGAGCGGGTCACACTATCAGAGGAGATCAATCTGATGGATGCAGCAGAGATTGAGGCTATCGCAGACCTCGAGCAGGCTAAGGCCCTCCTGAAGCAAAAGGATGCGCTTGTGCGTGAGCTCGAGGCCCGTCTGAAGGCCACCCGTGAGGAGATGGCAGAGGATGAGGAGCAGGCAGAGGAGATGGCAGAGGCCAGCTCTGACAAAGAGGAGGAGCAGATGGGTGAGTACAAGCGCATGAGCGAGCAGCTCTCGCAGGCTAACAGCGCACAGGCTGCCCAGATTCAAGCTCTCACTGAGCAGGTTCAGGCGCTCGCAGAGAAAGAGGCCGCCACCCGCCGTGAGGCAGAGATTGGTGCCCTCCTCCGCAGCGGGCGCATCAGCCCCGCAGAGCGGGATGTAGCAGAGCACGCATGGGCGCTGGCAGAGCGCGGCGACTCCCTCTTTTGGGAGATGTTCTCACGGCGTGCCGCAGAGCACGCAGTCTCTCTCTCTGAGATCGGCCATGGCGCCAGCGGAGAGGAGATCTCCCAGGCGACGATCGCCCAGCGCGCTCAGGAGCTCGCCAGCTCTGAGAGCATTACTTTCTCTGAGGCATATGAGCGCCTCGCACGCACTGAGCCCGCTCTCATCAAGAGCGCGTTTGGAGGATTCTGATGAGCGATAACAACAGCACCATCATCTCATGCGTGGCGGCTGCCACCATCACTGCGCTGCAGGTGGTCAAGTTTGACGCCGCTGGCAAGGTCACTCCCTGCACAGTTCAGGGTGAAATCGCCTGTGGTATCGCACAGCGCCCAGCGGCAGCGGGTGAGGTGGTCGAGGTCTGCGTGCGCGGGCTCACTAAGGCGATCGCTGGGGCAGACCTCTCAGAGCAGGGTCTCCTGATGGTCAACAACGCGGGCAAGCTGATCGATTTCGCAGCAGGCGCTGGCCAATACAGCGTTGCTTCTTGGATCCCCAACATCAATCACACCACCACTGCAGACGCTCAGGAGATTTTCATTATCTTCGATGGCGCCTCTGAGCAGGGAGCATAATCGATGTCATCAGGCGGCTACAGCAGTATTCATCCAGTTAACGAGATTCTCACAGGTGTGGTCAATGAGGCGATCCCTAGCGATAGCCAGCTGATCGCAGAGCGGGCATTTGAGCCCATTGAGGTGCAGGATCGCAGCGGCACCATCCTTATCGAGGAGAGCCGCGCGTTTATGGGTGAGGCAGGCGCTGACCCCCAGCGGGCCCCGGGCGCATCACGGCAGGCGCTCTCTCACTTCACCCGCTCGAGCACTACTTACAAGTGCGAGATCTACAGTTTTGCTGACTCGATCCCAATGGAGGATATCGAGGATAGCCAGTACCCAATGGCAGAGCAGATGCGTAGCGCGCGTCGGGTCAAGCGGGCTCTCCTCCTCGCTCAAGAGCAGCGGGCAGCGTCTGTTCTCTTTGATACTGGGTCGTTTGCCAATGCCAGCCCAGCCACCAAATTCAACGCAGCAGGTGGTGAGCCCCTCACCTACCTCTCTGAGCAGATTGATGTGCTCCGGGCTGCTAACCACGGGATCATGCCTGACACCATGATCCTAGGTTATGATGTTTTCCGCGCGCTGGGCCGCAACCCTGAGATGCGTGGCTACATCACCACTGGCGCGGGTGGCGTCGCCTCTGGCAATCGCCTCCTGCAGAATGAGGTGATCATTGAGGTGCTTCGCGATCAGCTGGGCATCCAAAACATCCTCGTTGGTGCTGCTCGACGTGAGACCGCAGTGGCTGGCGCCGCCTCGAGCGAGTCGCAGATCTGGGAAGCTGAGACGATCGGCCTCTACCTCATGCGCGGTGGTGATCCGCAGGTAGGCCGCAGCGGCAATCTCAAGATCATGCCTCTCTGCGCTGTTGATCTCCGATACAAGAGCTACATTGCAGGTGAGTATGACTCCCTTGATATGGTGCGCAAGAACGTCTATGGCGAGCACGTTCAGCAGTTCAAGCTGATCGACGCCACCCGTGGGCGCCTGATCACCAACTGCCTGGCGTAAAGACTAGTGAGCTGCCCGCTGTGCTCACAGCATCACCATTTAGCTGAGTCTGATGGTGATGAGCGTGCACTGGCTGATCTGGCCTCTCAAATCAGAGAGGCCAACACAGCCAGACAGCGGGATCTGTTGAGAGCTACCCGGGCGCAGCTGCGCCTAGAGGCTAGCCTCGACAAAAAACTCAGGCGCTCTCTGCGAGCTGCAAAGAGCGCTGTGACAGATGCAGTGAGAGCTGCCGCTGATAGCGGTGATCTCCCTGCGCTGCGTGGCATGGATAGAGACACCCTGAGCCGCTGGCTGCTAGATGCAGGCCTAGGTGATCTGGTGCTCGATATTACAGAGGCAGAGCGGGACACCCTCGCCAATGTTGAGCAGCTCCTGCTGGCCTCCTCTGATGGGTTTGATGTGAACGCGCTCGAGGGGATAGGGCAGGCGCTGGCTGATGACACCATCTCTGGGATCATTGATGATGTGATCGTGCCTGATGTGCAGCGGGTGGTGCGTGATGCTCTAGCAGGTGCGCAATTCACAGCAGACCCCTCTGAGACGATCGGCTCTCTGGATGCCGCACTGCGCTCTGCAGAGGGCAGGCAGATCACAGAGGCGCGCACCCGCATCACCTCATTTGGGCGTGAGCTCACAGCTGTGGCGGCAGAGAGTGCAGGGGTTGATCACTACCTCTACACTGGCCCGCTAGATGGGATTACTAGGCCATTCTGCAGGCAGCTAGCTGGGAAGGTTTTCACAAAATCTCAGGTGCAAGATCTGCGCAATTATCAGATTGAGCCCCCGCTGGTGAGGGGTGGAGGCTATAACTGCAGGCACACTTGGGCCCCTGTATCTGAGGAGCTGATCGAGAGCGCAGGCCTCGATAGGGGCACCAATGCAGATGTGCGCAGAGCTAACCAGGCAGCAAAGGCAGCGCGATGAAGGCAACGAAGGATCTAGATTATGCCCTCTACTGGGAGGCCCCCAGCCCTCTGCAGGCTGCGCCGACTATTAGCTACACCACCCCAGCGGGCACAGTGCAGGCACCCACCAGCATGAGCGCAGTGAGGGCTGCGCGCACTGTGACAGCTCTAGGTGGGGATAGGCGCACCCTCACCCTCACTGCGGGTGATGACAGCCAATATCTCATTGGCCCCACCACTGGCAGAGCGTTTCTCATCACTGCGGGTGATGGTGTGTTTGCGGTCACAGTTGATCGCCTCGAGGGCACCACTGCGATCCTGGCTGATGTGCTCCCCCGTGGGCTGTCACTCACTGCATCTGCAGAGCTCCGCTGGGCGGGGTACGCGTACACCATCCCAGCAGCCCACACTGGCACCAGAGGTGTGCTGGCATGGCGCATCAGCTACACAGCCACAGCCACCCCCACCAATGAGCCAGTGGGTGCACAGGGCACAGTGCAGATTGTGCGGCACCCATTTGCCACAGGGGTGAGCTCGAGCTCTCTGATCGCACAGATGCCGCAGATGGGAGATATGATCCCACGCAGGCAGCAGGATCTGGAGCCACAGGTGACAGCCGCGCTCGAGGAGCTGGCGCTGCGCATCAGAGAGCATATTGGGCCAGAGCAGACAGAGGACGATATTTTCAACCCTCACGTTTTCGCGCCTGCCCACAAGTATTTGGCAGCACAGCTAGTCTATGAGATGAGCGCGCAATCTGATCTAGCTGATCGGGCTGGAGAGCGCGCAGCTGATCTGCTCGAGCGCGCTCTCAGGCAGTTGGTGCTCGACACTGATGATGATGGCCTCATTGATGCCAATGAGATCGACGTGCGCAGAGCAGGGGGCAGCCCCACTGATGTGCGCGGGGTATTCTCTCTGCCTACCATTGAGCCCACTGCAGGTGAGCGGGAGATTGCGCAGCAATTCCCACGCTGGCGAGGGATGCAGCACTGATGCCCAGCAAGGTCACATTTGAGAGATTTAAGGTGCCTGCCCTGTGGACAGCAGCTGACTCTCAAATGACAGCACTAGACACAGTGGCGCTGATCAAGCGCCGCATCTATAAGGGCATTGATGCCAATGGGCGCCCCTTCTTTAGGTACAGCACTAAGCCGATCTACATCCCCAAAAAGGGAGCGCGCCTTACGCCAAAGGGGGGCAGGCGCTCACGCACGGGGCGCAGCGTCTACTATGCCGGAGGGTACGCAGAATATAAGCACCTCTCACGGCGCCGGGTGGCTGGTGGGGCCAATCAGACAGCAGAGGTAGACCTCACTCTGAGCGGCGCCTTGGTCAACAACATTCAGCCCCTGCAGGTGAGCCGCGCTGGGTACACCATAGGGCTCACACCTGCAGTGCGAGGCTATGGCTACTATGTCAACGAGCGGCGCCCGTATCTGGGCCTCTCTCCCAATGATGTGCGCGTGCTCACAGATGCGGTGGCTGCGCGCATTAGAAAGCGGCTGTCCACATGAGCCAGGGGATCTCATCTGCACTCAACCTGCTGATCGCTCGCCTCGAGGCGCTCACGCCCAAAACAGATCCAACGCAGGGGTTTGTCTGTGTGGATGCAGCGGGTGGGCAGGAGCTCCTCACTGATAGGCGCCCCAACACTCTGAGGCTGTTTGAGATGCGGATCACTACCCCTGCCCATGATGACGGGCAGGCAGGCATCACTGGGCGCAAGCGCTGCACAGTTGAGGTGAGAGTGCGCTATGATGTGCCCCGTGATGTTGGGCTGCAGGAGCGCATGATGGGAGAGGATGCCTCACAGATCATCAATGCGCTGCGCAATCCTAGCTATGATCTCCCCAATACCGGGATCACCAGCCTCATCACAGGTGAGCCCCTCAGCACCCCTGTGCTGGGGCAGGATGGCAATCCCATGGCGATCCTGCTCTCTGTCCCATTTGACCTGCTCTATCAGGAGGCCCTCTAAATGGCTGTCACTCACAGATCTCTATCAATCGTAGGGGAGAGCTCATTCGGCTCATTGGGCGCTGATGGTGTGCCCAGCCCCTCCGGCCTCACGTTTATCAGCATCCCCTGCGAGCGAGACCCCATCGTTGTGCCGGGTGAGCCCCCTGTGTCAGAGCGCACTGAGGCGAGGGATGGCCCGCACGGGCTGCCGCCAGAGCTCGACACCACCAGCGTGGGAGGCACCCGCCAGCAGCGGCGCACTGGCACCCTCTCTGTGCGCTGTGACTTCACCACCCTGGGCAGCAGCGCAGCCAATTATGATGCCACTGCTCTGGGCCTCCTGCTGGGTGCTGGATTCTCACGCACTATCCCGGGCGCTGCCTCTGACACAGTGACAGCTGCAGTGAGTGACAATCGTTTCACCCCTACCGCTGCCGCATCATTCAAGCTAGGTGGGCTGATGGGCATCGAGCTAGACGGGCGCGCAGAGTATGCGCACGTCACTAGCGTCAATGCTGGCGGGGCAGGAGATATTGGGTACAGCCCCCAGCTCAGCAGGGCGCTCAACACCACTGCTCCTGATGTGGTGCGCCTCCTCGAGACCTGGTTTGTTGCTCGAGGCAACAACAGCGGCAGCGTCAACAGCTCTGTTGCGTTTCGCGTTGATGGGGTTGGGGTGCGCAGCTACGCATTTGGGTGCAAGCTGGAGAGCCTCAACATCACGATCGACGGCGGGCGCCTGATGGGCGATTTCGTTTTTCAGGCTGCTCACATCTACGATGACCACGGCTCTGCCAGCGGGCCTATCGAGCCCACCACCCTCACGGGCAGCACGCCGCATTTCCGCAGCTGCTATCTGCGCCTCTCCTCCACTGCGAGCACCAGCCGCACCACCGTGGCAGGGCCCACTGGTGATGAGCTCGACAAGATCGACCTCTCAGTTAGTGAGTTTGATCTCACCATCACCAACACTCTCACCCCTGTGGGGAGCTCCAGCTCTCTCATTGGCATGAGTGATATGGAAGTGTCTGATGTGGTGGTTGAGTGCAACATCACAGTGGATACCCCCAACACTGCGATCGCCAATGACTTCAGAGATGGTGTGATCCGCTCTCTGCTGATCGGCTCTGGACCTGTGGGCGCAGGGCAGGGCATGGCGCTCAATCTACCAGGCGCCTACCTCACAGTTGATCCGCAGATCAGGCAGATTGATGGTGAGATCGTGCAGCAGCGCCTCACCTATTCAGCCTCTAGGTTTGGAGGTGATGGCGGCAGCAGTGATGCAGCCAACAGCCCATTTAGGCTAGCTCTGGGGATCTAACGATGTTTCAGTTTGCCACTGATGCCGCGCAGGAAATTGAGATCGTCTCCACCATTGATCCCGCAGTGCAGGGCAGTGATGAGGACAAGGCAGCATACCTGCGCACCCGCGATGAGAGCCTGCTGCAGACTGAGGGTGCTACACGTTTTGTGGTGCGGGCGCTCACCCCCTCTCAGCGTGAGGCGGCAGAGGTGGCAGCTGGGGTGTACAAGCGGAGCGAGCTGGGGCGGCAGCTCTGGCTGGCTCAGCCGGATGATCCTACAGAGCGAGCCCGCTGGCAGCACAAACTGCCAGAGGATGAGCGCGAGGCGCTAGGCTCCTATGAAGGCTATTTGGCGCGCGTCTATCGTGAGATGATGCGGGCTGGGCTGGTGCGGGTGGTGGGCCATGATGGTGATCCGCTCGAGCTAGTTGATCGCATTAGACCAGATCATCACAGGCAGCTGCTCTGCTCTGAGCTAGTGGCGCATATCCAGACGCTGAGCACCCTCCCCCCAGAGGGAAAATAGCAGCGGGGGCCAGCGTCTGGCTGCAGTACGCTGGCTCCCGGTCTTGGAGCTGTGAACAATGCCAAAGCACCCCGGGGCTGCGTGCGCGCAGGGGCAACTGTGGTGGGCCGTTTCAGGATGGCCTGCCATGGGTGCGCTCTGATGATCAGGGGCGCTATCTGATGGCCTATAGGATCGCTCCAGACTGCGATGGGGGATGGGGAGAGCAGAGGGTGCGCTCCTGCCCTGTGGCCGATACCAACAGACTGGCGCCGCTGCTGCAGGCCTATCAGCGGCAACAAGCTGGGCTCTGCTCTCTCTCTGACCTATTTGATGCACCCACCTGCGCAGTGCTCGACCTATTCGCAGAGCTATCAGCGCAAAATATGCTAGCACAGGCTAGAATGAGAAAACGCGCAGCAGAGGAGGCAGCCCCCCATGGCAGCAGCAGGCACAGTTGAGATCAGGGTTGAGCTAGACGGGGCGGGGCAGGCAGAGAAGGCGCTCAACACCATCAGCCGGGGCGCAGAGCGCGCAGCAGGTGGCTTCACTCAAATGGGGGCAGCCCTCTCTGCGAGCTCCAACAAGGTCACTGCCAGTGTGGGCGGGATTGCGTCTAGTGTAGGCGCGCTCACCTCTGGCATCTCTCAGATGGGTGCAGCAACAACTGGGGCAAGCGCAGGCCTTGTCTCTATGCTGGGGCCCATTGCTGCAATAGGCACAGCGTTTGTGGGGGTGGTTTATGCGGTTAAACGCTACATCGACAGCACTAATGATCTGGATGAGCGCCTAGAGGCGATCAGAAAAGGTGCAGCAGAGTTCACCTCTGTGCTGGAGCAGTTGGCAGATGCAAATATTGAGCTAACTGCAGCAGAGCATCAGAACCTGATGCAGCTAGCCACCAATGCGCAGATGCAGACGGAGTATGTGCAGCTGCTGCGTGAGGGCAATGGTGTCATTGGTAAACGCATCGAGCTTGCTCAAAAGGAGCAGGCCAGAGCCGCTGCAGCCCTGCAAACAGCACAGCAGGAGGCAGAAGCGCAGCGCACAGCGATCAGGATCCGCCTGCAGAATAACAGACAGCTAACAGCGAGTAGGCGCGCTCAGCTCGAGGATCTAGAGGTCAGACGGCTCAGCCATGATGCGCAGGTGGCCTATAATCGGGCCACCCAGCGTGCAGCTAGGATAGAGGCTGAGCTCATCCCATTGATTCAAGAGGCAGCTAAGGCGAGGCGTGAGCTCACGAATGAGCAGGAGCGTTTGACTGAGGCGCAGGGGCGCTCTGCAATCGAGGCAGCAGAGCGCGAGAGAGCCAAGCTGTTGCAGGAAAATGCCAACACCCTGCGCAGTATAGGCGCGCTGCAAATCCAGACAGAGGCAGAGGCGGCTCAGGCGCGCATGAGCACGCTCGCATTTCAGACTAGGCAGCTGCAGAGCCAACAGCACCAGCGCATCTCACAGGTGCGGGCGCTAGAGCAGGCGCAGCTTGAGCGCATCAATAAGGTTTTTGAGTCTGAGAAAGCGGCACTCACCAGGCAGCTGGAGCTGCAGACGATCACTGCGCGGCACTTTAATGATCGCACCACAGCTCTGGAGGCTCAGCGCGCTCGACAGCAGCAGCAGTTTGCCTCTGATCGTGAGCTCGCAGAAACGCTGATCATTGAGAGCGCGATGCAGCGCCGCGCGGCATTAAGGCGCGCTGCAGCAGAGAGGCGCCGCGCCATGGCTGCGCAGGCACAAGCGCAGAGAGAGGCGCAGGAGCGGGCAGAGCTGCAGGATCTAGCACGTCTCGAGGAGGCTAGGATCCGTCTCTATATGGAGGGGGAGCAGCAGCGCATAGCACTCATTGAGCTGCGCCATAATACTGCTCAACAGCTAGCGCAGACTGATGCACAGAGAGAGACAGCCTCTCTAGTGCGCCAGCGTGAGCTGCTCGACATTGAGCGCCAGCGGGCTGCACAGCGTGAGCAGATGCTAGAGAAGCTGCGAGATTTGAGCGCCCAAAATATAGAGCTCATGCACGATCTAAATGCGGCATTTGCCAAGCTGGATGCGTTTGATTTTGGCCCCCTCATCCAATCGGCAGAGCAGTTTAGCCAGAGCGTGCTCACCTCTGCAGTCTCTGCGAAATTCATGGGGGAGAGCATGAAAGCAGCTGTGGGTGAGGCGCTCACAGCGGTGGCAATTCAAGCAACAGTAGAGAGCCTAATGGCTACCGGGCGCGGGCTCATCGCTCTAGCTATGGGCCTGCCAGCTGCTGCTTATTTTCAGTCTGCTCTGGCGTTTGGGACAGCTGCCGCAGTGGCAGGCAGTGTAGGTCATGCGCTCACCCCCGGAGAGAGCTCTGGTGGGGGCGCTGGCAGACGCTCTGGCACGTCTCCCTCTGGAGCTCCACAGGCGGCACCTAGAGGCGCCCGGGGTGATGATGAGGATAGGGCGCCTATCACCATCAATGTGAATATGGGCAATGCTGTGATTTATGACACACAGGCAGCCGCAGAGCGCGCGTTTGCTGATAGGGTGGTGAGGACGATCAACAGCCCGCGCAGAGGTGCTGTGCGATTGAGGAGGAGCTGATGCCTAGCTCAGATAGTGCGCCAAATTTTGCCCTGCTCACAGAGTGCGACCTGCGAGACCTGAGTGAGGTTAATCTCTATTCTCGAGGCAGCACCATCATCAAGATCACAATGCCCGACACAGTATATCTGGATGTGCTGGATTTCCTAAATGGCTACTCTGCCACCCAGAGCCTCACTGATGTGATTGAGTACTATGCCAGCGCAGGAGGCTCACCCACAGCGGGAGGCTGGAGCGTGGCGATCAGTGATGATGATCTGATCACCATCACTCACAGCAGCACTGCGTTTGATGTGGATTATGCAGCGGGCACTGATTATCTGGGAGTAGGCGCAGCCACTGTGAGCTCTGTGACTGTGGGCGCCAATGAGGTGGCCACCATGCCCAACGATTGGACTAGAGGCAGGGTGTTGGGCCCCTGGTCAATCACTCTCACCCCATCAGCTGGTGCCCCGTTCACAGTGATCGCAGATGGTGAATATCAGGATTTGCGCGTGTTCACCCGCGACCCCGCATCAGGCAGCGGGACTGATGCAGATGCAGTCAACTCAACCCTCTCTCTCTCGCATACAGACACCACAGAGCTAGGGCTCTCCGGGCTGAATAGCATCAGGTGGCTGATTGATGAAGAGGGGCACGCAGTGGTGAGCTACCCTAGCTCTGTCACTGCTCTCACATGGCAGAGCACAAAGCTGCGCAATCTGTTGGGCTTCACAGGGAATGAGACACCCTCTGCGCTGGGTGGCTCGAGCATCTACAGCAGACTGCGGGCCAGCTATCCCTGCGCCATGATGCTCCTGCCCACCCGCCCTGTGGAGCGCCACCAGCTCAGCACAGACACAGTAGCCACTGCGCGGCGCCTGCTGGGTGGAGGTATGGTAAGCAATCGCCTCGCCACCTACACCAGCAGCCGCATCTCATTCTATCTCGATGCAGAGGCAGACAGCCGCGACCTGTACCAGCATTGGGGTGATCGGTTTATCCGATATACGGGACCGGGGCAGCGCCTCACCTATGTGGGGGAATGGGGAGACTCGAGGCGCCACACAGCGCCCATGGCTGTGCAGGGTAGCACCTACATCAACTCACGATATGGCACCCTCTACACCATACAGCCAGAGCGGGGGCGCTATATTGGGCGCCTCCTAGAGTCTGAGTTTGATCTCAACTATCCGGGGATGCTGCGGCGCAGGGTGCCGCTCTCCCTCACGATTGAGCATGATGGGGTGGGCTGATGGCTAACTCATTTACTGCACCCACCAGCGGCTCAGGGCTCATCCCCTCACCTGATGCTGTGGTGTCTGGCCAGATCATCCAGGCAGACACCATCAGCAGGCTGGCCAATATGCTGAACTACACGCACGCGCAGCTAGGCTGCTCGCCTGTGGTCTCGCAGGGCTGGCCTGATGGGGTGTTCTCTGTGACGGGCACGCCTGCTGCGCCAAATGCTCGATGGCGCATCCCAATCCCCTCCAATGCCCACTCAACCCTGCTCATTCATGTTAAAGCCGACAACAGCAGCAATGCAGGCAGCATCACGATCGAGGAGCTCACCAACAACAACACCAGCACGATCAACCTGACCTCCACCTCAAGGTGGTATGAGGCCACCCTCTCTGTGGGTGCGCAGGCTGGCACCTACCTAGAGATCACAGCCACAGCAGACGCTACAGCGGGCACCACCACCATCAGCTATCTCTCTCTGCAGTGGCAGCCCCTCACCAGCCCACTGGCGGCAGGGGTGGTGGACAACAAACACAGCGGCTCTGACATCACCCCCATGGGCGCCAATCGGAGCGCAGCAGATAACCCTCTCTCATCAGCTCGAGGGGTGGCGCTGGTGCGCTCATTGACTGAGCTGTCAAAGCGCCCCCGGGTATTCTTCGCTTGGAGCGGGCTGCAAAATGTGGCGCCCGTCACTGCGCCAAAATCTATGCTGCCCTCTGACTTTCAGACTAAATCTGCGCTGAGCCGCAAATGGGGAGGCAGCAGAGCGCGAGAGCATGAATATGAGGCGCACATCTACGCTGCCACTCACAACAATGGTGACGACAGAGAGATCATCTGGCGAGACCAGCGCGCCACCATCCCAGCAGCACAGATTGCGCCAGCATGGCAGACGCTCACCACTGATGAGCCAGAGCGAGTCAGTGAGCGCCCACCCGCTGCTGATCTGGAGCTCCTGCGCGATGGGCCCACGCTGCCTAGAGAGTCTGCGCTGCGCGCGCCTGCATCACCAATCTGGTCAATGGTAGTCTGGGGGCCCTGATGGCACTGATCAACGCATTTGAGGCAGCCACCCCATCACCTAGAGCGTGTATGGTAGATGCGCCAGTGATGGGGGGCACAGTGGCGCAGATGATTGATCTGCTCAATCATCTAGGGGTGGGGCGCTCACGCAGGGTGATTCATGCGAATTTTACTCGAGGGCAGGGCACGTTCTCTGACCTGGATGATCCAACTGATGTGTTCCGCCCGCTGATCATCCCACCCCCCAGCGCTGAGACGCTAGAGATCCCGTTTCTCAGCTCACCTATTGGGCGGCACTTGTTGCTCTTTCTCACCATCCAGGCATCAGGCACCACCCCCTCCCTACTGGCTGAGCTCTACAAGCTCGACACCACTGGCTCACCTCACACCCTGATTGATGCGGGCTGCCAATGGGACACAGTAAACAATCGGCTCACGCCCACGATCGAGCAGCGCGGGGTGCCAGTCTATCCTGTGCAAGTGATCGGCACAGGGGCTCAGGTGCAGGCTGCTAGCGGTGGCGTGGATGATCCGCGCCCGCTAGTGATCCCCCTAGCCAACAGAGGAGAAAATCTGATGTTGCGCCTCACAGCCGCTGAGGTGAATGTGGAGGCAGTGGACATTTTTGAGCTGTACGAGGAGAGTTGGGCGTGAGTCTCACTGATCAAAATCAGAGGCGCAGGTTTGCTCTCGTGATCGCAGGGCTGCCGCAGGTTTACTACTCTGGCAGCTCCGCTGGCCTCTCATCTGTGAGCGCGATTGGCTCAACCCTCGCAGGGGTGGCGCGCACGTTTTCTGAGAGCATCATCTCAGTCTCCGACTATGGCGCAGAGCTCGAGCCCATTGGAGGTGTGGCGAGCTATCAGGCCATCACCATCTCTCTGGCAGTGGATCGCAGGGGGGGCGCATCAGAGCCTGGTACTGTATTCTCTAGGCTGGGCCCTCGAGCCACTGGCGCCTCTCATGCGTTTCTCCTCGAGCCGATCAGCCACACAGACACCACCCCGATCACAGTGGATACTGATCGAGACCTCTCCGCCGTCTACTCTGCAGGAGACCTCTGCCACATTGATGCTGAGACATTCAGAGTCTCAGGCACCACTGGCGGGGCCTCTCCAACGATCACCCTAGATCAGCGCGGGGTGGGTGAGACGCCTATTCAGGATCACCAGCTAGGGCTGGCTGGGAGCAATAAGCCAGAGCTCACTGATCAGGTGGTCTACTGGCGGGGGCGCCGCGCCTCAATCTGGGTGAGCTCTGGGCGCAGTGATGGCAGTTGGGGTGATTGGGTAGAGCTGATGAGAGGCTTCCTAGACAATACCCCAGAGGTTGATGATGGGGTGGCGATCACCCTCGAGGTGGTGCCCCTCACAGCAATGGTGGATGAGGGGCTCACTGGCGGAGTGAGCAGACAGACCACACTGCTGCACGGCTACCATGATTTTGAGGAGGGGGTGGGCGATACCTTTGAATGGGCCTGCGGCATTGGCTGGGGTGCATTTAATCCACAGGATATGCCCAACATCGTGGGGGAGGGGGCTGCGACCTGGAGCAGCCATGCTGCCAACAACATCGTGGACACAGGCGGCCATGATCACCCCACGATTTTTGACATCACCCTACAGACTGCAGACGGGCAGCCCTACACTGAGCACCCGCGCATTGGCAGCATCTTCCTGCGCTATAGGAACGCAGACGGCACATCATCAACGATCACGCTGCGCGTGGATGCCTACCACTATCATGGCGCTGACCTAGAGGGCTATGAGCTCGATCAAAATGTGCATACCTACAATTTTGGGCCGTTTCAGCATGGCTACCTGACGCCAGTGCTGGAGCTCCACAGATACACCATCCCATCAGGCGTGAGGCTGTGGCCTGCAGAGTTTATCGCAGGCTACAATGCTGCCAGCCCAGCAGATCAAACTGGCCTAGCTGGCGGGTTTCTCAAATGGGCCATCAGGGAGACAGAGGGGCTGCTCTATTGGGATCTAACACCCCACATTGATGCGCCGCTGCGGGCTGCCGTCTACACATACAGCAACTGGGCCGCATGGCTGGGTGATGAGCTGCCCCGCTACTATGACGCCAATGGGCCCCAGCTGCCGCTCGCCCCTGTGCAACAGATGGTGCTGCCCATTGATCCTGCCACCTCTGGCGCGGAGACCTACCCGAGGATCTGGCCAGACGATCGCTCACTCAATGAAGCCACCCTCTACCCTCGAGAATGGCGGCAGCAGGAGCTCTCCCGGCAGAGCTACAGGTTCAGAGATTATGCTCTGGGGTGGTGGCAGCCATCAGAGCGCATCCTGCTGATCAGTGAGCAGATCGCTGGCATCCCTAGCGCAGCTGGGGCACAGACATTCTTTGTCTCTATTCGCTCCTACGATAGGCGCAGAGATGAGGAGATCACCCAATATGTGCGCGCCACCCATCAAACAGCAGTCACCTATGACGGGGCCACTGTAGGCTATCGCTTGCACCTATCCCGACGCCAGCGCACCAGGATGGTGCCTGTGGTCGATTGGGCCAGCCGGGGCACAGAGAGCAGGGCCATCGTCAGCAGCTCTGTCAGGTTTGAGGATGCCAGCCCCGGAGAGGTGTTGCTCACCCTGCTAGAGAGCGGGGGTGGTGGGGGCATTAATGGCACCTATGACACCACAGGGGTGGGGCTCAACATCAGCAGCACCTTTATTGATGAGGACTCATTCCTCTCATTGGGTAGCGGCACCCGCATCTCAAACATGACGTTTAGCCTGGCTGGTGATGATGTCGAGATCAGAGATATTTTTGAGAGTGTGCTGCGCTCGATTGGTGCAGCCATGGTGCTGCGCCGCACCAGCACAGCAGGCGCACGCCTCAAGCTCACGCTGGTGCCAGTAGGCATGGAGGTGGCCACCAGGGTGAGCCAAACTGTGAGCGCTGGTGATTGGCTGGCAGATCCGCCACCTAGCTGGGGGGTGTTTGAGGCGAGCGTCAATCAGCTGCAGGTGGCCTACGATTACGATGAAGATGAGGCAGAGTTTAGGGGTGAGGTGACGATCAACAATGAGCGGGCCATCAATGCCTATTCACAAGAGCGGCTCTCCCTAGACCTCAGCCTCTACGGCGCCACTGCAGAGGAGCTGGCGCAGAATACCGCAGACATCTACTCTGCCCTGCGCCCTGTGTTCACCCGCATTTTCAGGATTGGCTCTGATCCCGTGCGCCTCTGGCGGGGCACAGTTGGATTTCACTTAGGGCACCTGCTCGAGGTGGGCGCCTATGTGCAGGTGAGCTCTCCAGAGCTGCGCGGCTATGGTGACTCCTATGGTGTCAATGCAGGGGTGGGGATGGTGCGCAGTGTGCGCCAGAGCCTCACAGGTGAGGGGGTAGAGGTTGAGGTGCTGCACTATGCGTTTGGCAGCGCTGGGTGGAATGTGGCGGCAGAGCTCAAAACCATCACCAATGCCACCACGATTGAGGTGGAGAATTTCACTTATGGTCGCGGGCAATCCCCTACAGGTGTCACCCGCTATGATGTGGAGTTCTTCAGCGTGGGTGATGTGATCGATTACATCCCGCCGGGTGATGAGGACTCTGCCACCACCCTCACGATCGCCAGCATCAGCGGGAATGAGATCACGTTTAGCGCGGCGCACGGGATAGCCAGCGCCGTGGGGCATATCGAGCCCACCACCTATAACTCAGCCCCGGCCTCTCATCAGGCGCGGGCATACCTGGCAGACGCAGCGGGCACGCTGGGCACTGCCGCCAATGATGGGCAGGAGTATCTCTGATGGCGAGACCTTCAAACAAAGATTTGATCGAGCGGGTGAGAGGATTGGAGGCAGAGCTGCTGGAGCTCCAGAGCGGGGCAGATGCGCAGGCCACCCACATCAGGCACCTGCGCAGAGAGGTGGCCTCAATGGCGCTCGACCTACCCGCAGGCGAGGGGCGCATGGGAGAGGGGGCGCTCACCTCAGAAGTGCAGGCAGCAGCAGCTGTGGCGCTCGAGCGCGCTCAGGCAGAGTTTGAGCGTGATGTGACAGAGCCCGGGCTGGGTGGAGACTGGCAGCGCATTGATCCCTACATCAGAGGTGATGAGGGGCTGCAGTGGAGCTGGGAGGAGCCCTATACGCGCAATGGGCAGTTTGCCTGGTGCGGCGCATTTGCCGCTCAGTGCTGGGCCTCTCTGCTCCCGCAGATCCGCAAAAAGACCTTCCCCTCAACCTATCGGCTTTGGCGAGATTGGCAGGCGCGCAGGGTGCCCGTTGATGGGATGCAGCCGGGTGATATTGTGGTAGTGTTCAATGACTCAGCCAGCGCGGCAGATAGGAAGGCTAAACCCTATGGGCAGCACATCACCATCTGTAGAGAGCTCGCAGGAGACGCCTACAGCACCTTTGAGGGAAACGCTAGAGCCTATGGGCCCAGTGGAGACTACAGAGAGGGAGTTGGCTCAAGAGAGCGCAGCATCTCCTCCATCGCAGCAGTCTACAGGCCTCAAGCTCAAGACCTTGCTTGAGGCGATTGGTGGCCGAAAAATGGCTGCCTATCTAGTCTCAGTGATCGCCACCTCTGCGCTGGCTCTGATGGGTGTGGCTACCACTGAGGTGCTGCTCTCCATCCAGACTGCGCTGGGGGTGTTTGTTGGCGGCAATGCCGCAGAGCACAAGTTCTCAGGGAGGGCTCAATGAGAGTGAACAAAACACCACCCCAGCAATCTGCGGGGTATATCGGCTCAATCGACACCAGCACCAATGCCAGCACAGACTGGACTGATGTAGTGAGCACTGATGTGCAGGATTCCAAAACGGGCAGCGCTATGCCTGCTGGGCTGCAGTTTATCAGTATAGGTATACGCAACACATCAGCTACGGGCAGCGCCTATCTCAAGCTGCGCGCTCGAGGTGGCGCCGCAGACCCAGTGGCGGCAGAGATTGAGATCCCGGCCACTGCTGCCATCTCCCTCCCGATCGCGGCCACAGCTGGGGCAGTGATCACAACGATCGCATACAAAAAGGCAGCGGCAGGGGATGAGCTGATCTTCCTGCTGGGCCTCTCTGATCCCACAATTTAAGGAGCGCAGATCATGACATTGATGATTTCTGGTGGTGGTGGTGGTGGTGGTGGCGCAACGGCTCTGGGTGGGCTCACTGATGTCACTCTGGGGGTGCTGGCTAATGGCCAGATCCTGCAGTACAACAGCGGCTCTGGGCAGTGGGAAAATACAGCCCTCACGGGGCAACTCACATATCAGGGCGCATTTGATGCGAGCACTGGCACCCCTGCTCTCACCAATGCGCTCAAGGGTGATTTTTATGTGATCAGCGTAGCGGGCACCCAGTTTGGGCAGAGCTGGAGCATTGGTGATCACCTCATTGTAAACGCTGATATGGGCGGGGTGATTGACCCCGCCAAGATCGACAAGATCGACAACACAGAGACAGGCCTGCAAGCTGTGGTAGACGATACCACCCCGCAGCTGGGTGGCGCGCTCGACGTGAACGGCAATGCGATCGTGTCAGCAGCAGCAGGCAACATTGCGATCACCCCAGACACGACGGGCAGCATTGTGCTGGATGGCCTCAACTGGCCGCAGGCAGATGGAGCCAATGGTCAGGTACTCCAGACAAACGGAGCGGGGCAGCTCTCATTCACCAACCAGGCAGCAGGATTGGCAGCTGTTGTGGATGACACCACCCCGCAGCTGGGTGGAGCGCTCGACGTGAACGGCAACGCGATCGTGTCAGCAGCTGCGGGCAATATCGCGATCACGCCAGACACCACGGGCAGCATTGTGCTGGATGGCCTGAATTGGCCACAGGCAGATGGCTCTGCCAATCAGGTGCTGGTCACCAATGGTGCAGGGCAGCTCTCATTCACTGATCAGACAGGGCTCACTGATGTTGTGGATGACACCACCCCGCAGCTAGGTGGAGCCCTCGACGTTAATGGCAATGCGATCGTGTCAGCGGCAGCGGGTGATATTGCGATCACCCCAGACACGACGGGCAGCATTGTGCTGGATGGCCTCAACTGGCCGCAGGCAGATGGTGCCAATGGGCAGGTGCTGGTCACTGATGGAGCAGGGCAGCTCTCATTCACCAATCAGGCAGCAGGGCTGGCAGATGTTGTGGATGACACCACCCCGCAGCTAGGTGGCGCGCTCGACGTGAACGGCAATGCGATCGTGTCAGCGGCAGCGGGCAACATTGCGATCACGCCAGACACGACGGGCAGCATTGTTCTCGATGGCCTCAACTGGCCTCAGGCAGATGGCTCTGCCAATCAAGTGCTGGTCACCAATGGTGCAGGGCAGCTGAGCTTCACTGATCAGACAGGGCTCACTGATGTTGTGGATGACACCACCCCCCAGTTGGGTGGTGCTCTGGATGTGAACGGCAACGCGATTGTGTCAGCAGCAGCGGGCAACATTGCGATCACCCCAGACACCACAGGCAGCATTGTGCTGGATGGCCTCAACTGGCCGCAGGCAGATGGAGCCAATGGGCAGGTACTCCAGACAAACGGAGCAGGGCAGCTCTCATTCACTGATCAGACAGGGCTCACTGATGTTGTGGATGACACTACCCCACAGCTGGGTGGTGATCTGGATGTGCAGGCCCGCATCATCACCACCTCTACGGCTAACGGCTCGATCGGCCTCGAGCCAGACGGCACTGGCAGTGTAGTGGCCAGGGGCACAGGTGTGGGGCTCACGCCTGGCACAGTGACTCTCAACTGTGAGCAAAACTCTCACGGGGTCGCGCTGCAGTCTCCTCCCCACTCTGCTGCTGCGAGCTATACGCTCAAGCTCCCCACCTCTGTGGGGACCGTTGGCCAGCTGTTGACCACAGACGGCAACAATCCAGCGCAGCTGAGCTGGTCTACTGCATCTGGCGGGGGCTCGAGGCCGACTGTCACGACCGACTCCTCCGGGACCAACTCAACCATCTCTAATCCCGCCGCCTCGGTCCTCGAGGACATTTACCTTGTCGATAATGGCGCCGCCGCTGTCGTGATTACGCTCCCGACAGTCACGGGCAACAGCGGCTACAAAGCGCAGATCAAGCGCCTCGGGACCGCAAATGTCACGATATCTCCGGCCTCGGGGACCATTGACGGCGCAGCTAATCAAGTTCTCTCAGTGCAGTATGCGGCGCTCACGCTGACTACTGACGGGTTTAACTGGTTCATCATCTAAGGGGGCTCCGATGACTCATGAGATCCCGACATCAGCAAAGACAACGACGTGCGCATTTTTCACCTTTACGGGGACACCGACGCTATCAAACCCATTGACACCTGTGCTCGTGGGGAGCTCGACGGGGACAGGGATCACCATCTCCAGCAATGATATTCAGCTGCCTGCTGGAGAGTATGTGCTGAGATTTTTTGGCGCGATCACCCGCACAGCTGGATCTCTCGATAATATGCGTTATCAGTGGCGGCAGGTGGCAGGGGCGCTCATTGGTGTTGCTGGGGCCAGCAATAGAGCTGACTTTACCACTAAGCCTGCATCGATTGACCCAGCAGACGCGCATCTTGTCACTGCCACGGGCACTTCTGTGCAGGTGGAGATCACTGGCGTTGATCCATCTGTGGTGCTCGACACTGCCAACTCTCACGCGGTGATCTGGAGGGTCTCATGAGTTATTCGCCGCCCCTCTTTCAGACCGCAGTAGCCGGTGACACGATGACTCTGCTGACGGGGGCCCAATCCCTATCCAATGGCTCGCCCACTGCCAGCAGTAGCAGCGCGGCGTGGATTACTCTGCCGCCAACGACAACAGATGGCGTAAGCTTTGCCGCGCCCGTGTTGATGCGCGCTGTGCCTATCTCTGAGCGGCATTGCCGATCGCGCGTGGGAGACGCTAATGATAGCACGAATTACAAGGAGCAGGCTGGCGTCTACGTCTGGCTCTCGCCCACGTCCTCACATGATATCTATGAGATGACGAGTGATGACGAGTGCGTCTTTTATCGCTCCCAACCCTCCACAATTCTCCTCGAGGAGATTGAGGGATGGGTTGGTGGTTCCGGCTATCGGGTGGAGTTCAACAGCACCTACAATCACTCGATCGCATGGAGGCTTGCACCATGACCTACTCTGCCCAAGCAGACCAATTCGATTATGTCGAGCCATCCGGGTTAATGCGATTCTCTAACTCCAACGGCACGCCCACTTTCACCGCTGGAGATAGGATTTATCTCGCTGACTCAGATCACCTATCTGGCGCCGATGTCGCGACTATCACGGGCGTTGGGGTTATCACTCTGCCTGCGGGCTACTATTACCTCCTTGAGGGCTCTGTAAGTGTTGGAGATACATCAGGAACTTCATCCGGGCCTCTAAATCGAGAGATATACACCCGATTCTATAACGAGACAGCTACGGCGTATATCGGGACTGAGAGTTACCAAAATACTATTCCGGCAAATCAGTCTACTGATGAGGGAGAAGTACCCCTCTCCCGCGATGAGACCGCGCGCTGCTGGGTTGACGCAACGGGGGGTGCCGTCGATGTCAGTTGGAAGGTCACAACTGCTAATTACAATTTCAATGAGTCAGATGCGCTCTACCCTAACTCAGCCGCTCCGGGTGAGCTTTGGGTAGGGTACACCCGCTGCCTGATCTGGAGATTTGACTGATGAAATTTGAGAAATACCACAATCACCTGATCGCGCTGGCGCTCACCATCTCCTCGGTGATGGCGGGACGCTGGAGCGTCAGCACGCCCAATCACCAGCAGGAGTGTGCGCCAGAGATTGAGGCGCTCGAGGTCTGCGGGCGGCAGGTATCTGCACTCGAGCAGACGCAGACGCAGGCGGAGGGGCGCGGGCTGGAGCGTTGCGTGCAGCGTGAGCGCGAGAGCTGCGAGGCGCGCATCCGGGCAACAGAGGAGGCAGCCTCTCACCTGGATTGCATCATCTGCCGCCAGCGCTGCCCAGACGGGGCAATCCCATGAACAGCGCGCTAATCCTCACCCTATCAGGATTGCTCGCAGCCCCTGCCCCGCAGAGCGGCCTACAGCCAGAGCTCTCACAGCGCCTCGAGGTTGAAGCGCACTGGCTTGAGCAGGGGGCGCCCGCACCCCGTGCAGGGTTCCTGGTGCGCCGGGTGGAGCTCGCGCGTCTCATTGGGGAGATCCAGACGCAGGGGCGTGCCTGCGAGGGGCGCGTGCGTGATCAGCAACAGCTCTGTATGCGAGAGCTGGCGGCCAACACTGCCCGCTGCGAGGAGCGGCTCGCGCCCATCACCGCGCGGGTGGAGGAGCTCCAGACAATCGAAGATCAGCTCACTGAGCGTCTCGCGCAGCAGCGCCGTGAGCTCTGGTGGTGGAAGGTGGGCGCCGCAGCAGGTGGCGGCATCCTGGCCACTGCGCTCACTCTCTCACTGGCTCGATAGGGGGACGCCCATGGACAGCATCACGATCAGCGGCGCCGCAGTGTTCACAGCGCTGGGGCTGGCGTGGCAGTTTGCCCGGGTCAAAGCCGAGCACGCAGCCCGCATGGCAGTGCTTGAGCAACGGGTAGTCTCACTTGAAGCCAGGGCAAAATCTGTTGACCACACCCTAGACGCAATCCGAGCGGAGCTCCAACAACTGCGCGAGATGATGGCGAGGCTTGAGGGGCATTTTAAGCGCACCCCCATGCCACGCTAGCGCCTACCTAAAGAGCTCCCGCAGCAGCAGCAGCAGGATCAGCATCAGGAGTGCAGACTCCATCACTCGACCTCCCCCGGCAGCAGCACAGGGTGGGCCTCATAGAAGGGGCCATCTAGGCTGAAATGCTCATCTACCAGCCGGGTGAGCGCCTCATAGTCACGGGGGGGCGCCACCCCTGCCCCGCGCAAATAAAGCATGGCTGTCTCCATTGGGATCTTGCGCTCACCCAAGATCTGCTCTAGGCGCAGCTTGATGTGCTCTGGTGGCCCTGCGGGCGCCGAGGGGCGCGGGGGCGCAGAGGGGGCAGGGGGAGAGCTGGGGCGCTGTGGCGCGGGTGGTGCGCTGGGGGCCTCTCCGGGCGCGAGCTCTGGGAGCCCCACCACCGCTGCGAGGGCATCAGTATCCTCACCCTGAAAAAAGGCGGCCTCCTCCGTGCTGTAGGTGTTGGCACCGCTGCCGCCTGAGCCAGTGGTGATGTCGCTGAAGATGAGCGTGGCTGCCTCAGTTTTAGCTCTCGCCTCCAGCATCCGAGCAGGATACTGGCGCCAGGTGTTGCTGTTGGCGAGGCCCGCGCGCTGCGCATCTGCCATGGTCCAAGAGATGCGCTGGGGGCTGCGCCCTTTGCGCTTGATGTCGAGCACCACCGCATTGGCGCTACGCTCTACCACCCGCAGATCTTCCAGCAGCCCGCTGCGCTCGACATCACCCCACTGCAGAGCAGCGTGCTCGCTCAGCTTGCCCCCGCGCATGATGTGCGCGTTTTGGAGCGTCTGAGCCATGTTCAACCCTCGGGGCTCACCCATGGCGCGCCACGCATAATAGACATCAGCGGCGCCCTGCTTAGCATAGCTGCTGGCGCTGATGCGCTCTGCCTCACGCATCTGGGCCTCTGCCCGCTTCTCCTCCAGCTCCAACTGGGTGAGCTCATTCTGGAGCTCCAGCTGCCGCGCCTGCGCGAGCATGAGCCGCGCTGCGGCCTCGCGCTCGAGGAGCGACACTTGCTTCTCATTGGTGATCATGTTCATCTGTTTGCCTCTCCTCCTCGCGCCTCATTGCCTGTGTTGGGGTAATGGGGCGCGGGGTGCTAAATCGCTGAATTAGAAGTGCGGGCGCGCTGCCCAGTTGAGGATCTCGAGCAAGATAAGCCCCCCTATCAGTGATACTGCTAGCAGGCCCAGCCACTCTTTCAGATCACTGCGGGGCGCTGGGGCATGGGCTGGGAATGGTGCTCGCTCACGCTTGCTGGCGCGATACTCTTTTCGGCAGATGCGCCGCTGTTTAGCTCTAGGCATTGTCTCTCTCCTCGCAGTCTGAGCATTGGAAAATTGCCGTGGTGAGGCTGGTATAGGTGAGCACCTCATATTCTCCGCCGCACTCACACTGCGCGTTGGAGCAGCTCGCCTCTCCCCAAGTGGGTGGATAGTCGCGCAGCCAGCGCTCTGCCGCGAGATAGCCAGCGGGCGCCACCCATGGGGTGGCTGGGTCTGCCGGGTAGTCCTTGATCGCCATCTGGTAGTTCATTCTCTCCTCCTCAGTGCTGGGTGGTGGCGCGCAAATCGTGCAACTGCGCGCAGGGATCACAGGTGAGAATCACGCCTTGCTCGCCTCGATAGTCGAGCAGCTCCAGCCCCCACTGGCCCAGAGAGCCGCAGCAGGCGCAGCGGGCAGTGATGGTCAGATCGTCGATGTCGCGCACCCTGCGGGGGAATTGCCCATGCGCGCAGTAGATGTGGCGGGTGGTGGGTCGATTGATCACGCGCATCAGGAGTCTGCCCTCTCGCGTGGATTGCCCCCCCAGCCAGAGGCAGAGCTCTTGCGCAGCAGCTCAAGATCTGGCTTGGCGCGCTGGCGCTCTGCCTCTGTGGGCGCGCGATCGTCTACGCTGTAGAGGTACCAATCTCGCCAGCGCCCAGTGGCCCCCCAGCAGGCGACACAGGCGCAGGCCCTGTAGATGTACTCCAGCCCATCCAGCGTGTTGCTGGCCTCGGAAACGTCAAATTGCATGAGTCTCTCCTCTCGCTGTCTGTCTGCGCTCAATCTCTGACTCCAGCATCTGCCGCACCAGGGCGGAGCGGCTGAGGCGGGGCTCACCCTTGCGGGCGTGCGCTAGCTCTGCATCGAGCTGCTCGAGCAGGTGGCGCGGCAAACGCTGGTTATAGGTGATCATCTGGATGCTCATCTCTCTCTCCTCTTGCTGTGGGGCAATCAGCCCCCCCCTCCCCTCGATGGGAGTGAGAAGATATTGACAACACGCATAGAGATTGTCAATACATTATTTGCACCCATCGAGAGGAGAGAGAGATGAGCTGCAAACCGGGGCCCCATGCCCCATCATTCTCTGACCTGCGCGCCATCTGGCAGGCGCCAGACTTGAGCCCGGGGGCGCGGCTGGCACTGCTCGAGCTCACGACATACCTGGACTACCAGACGGGGCAGCTTGGGCGTGGCCCCCGCGCGCGTATCGTCGCGCAGCTGGGCTACTCTGAGCGGCAGGCGAGCAATCTGCTGCAGGAGCTCAAAGGCAAAGGCTATGTGCGGGGGCGCCGCATCATCATCCCCCAAACTGTGCAGGATAGTGCACAGGTGCAGAATAGTGCACATGTGCAAGATAGTGCACAGTTTGGGGTGCAGGATAGTGCACCTGAAATGGGCAATAAAGTGCACACTAAATGTGCAGTTTCTTTCCCCCCATACCAACACTCACCAACATCTACCAACAGCAGAGAAACGGTAGAGCAGACTGAGCGCGCAGACGCTGGCGCCCAGCAGCCGGGTGAGCCAGAGGCGCCCGTCACCTCTTCCCCTGCCTCGGGTGATTGGGATTGGTGGAGCTCGCCAGCACCCCAGCCCGAGCCCGAGCTCGAGCCCGAGCCACAGCCAGAGCCCACCCCCTACTTCGCGCGCCTCTCATCGTCAATCGAGGCTTACCACCAGCAGTTCAGAGGAGAGAATCATGAGTGAGCTAATTCATATCGGGGGCGCAGTCGATCGCCTCTCTGCTGTGCTCGAGGGCTTCCGCGCAGGCGCACACCGTAAAGAGGCCGCAGAAGCAGAGGCGCTCGAGCAGCCCCCCACCTCCCTG